TAACATGGACTTGAACCATGGACCTGAGGTATATAAGACCCCTGCTCTAACCAACTGAGCTATTACCCCGTGATGCCTAGATTATAGCAGGAGACTTAGAAGAAGCAACTGATACTTCGTAAGAAATGTCATCATCCTGATAAGTTATCATTCTTTTTTTCATTTGTAAAGTTATGTTGACTCTGGGAAACTCCAACTTGCAAATACCTCTTATTGCTTTTGATACAGTCATATCAGACTTCCTGTTGAACATGTCCACTAAGAGATTACTGTAGTCTATAAGTTTTATATCACCGTTACGCTCCACTCTCATGTTCTCCTCATGAAAGTCTGCACCCCACGAATACTTATTGTAACCTTTAATAAATGAATAATGCGTCTCTAATCTATCTCTGAGTCTAGTAAACTCAGAGCTAAACCAATAATGGTCTCCTCGGGATTGAGGTATCTGTCTTGGTATAAAAGACATCTCCATCACCGTGCCGCTATCACTAATACCTAAACAAGGAGCTAAAAGCTTACCTAGGGTAGAGCACTCTAAAGCTTTATAGGTAGCATACTCGGCACGGTTGTGAGCGGGGAATCCAATTTTAATAACTTTGTTGGATCCCTTCTTCTTAAAGATTACTCTCGTCGTCCCTGATGTGCTCACCAAAGTTAATTTAAACTTTCTAGCAATCTGAGAGGCAAGAGGCCAAATGCTTTCCTCACCGTCCTTAATTAAAGTTTGAACGTATAAATCAATCCTGTTCAGGTAAGAGTCCATACTTTTTACGAGCGGCTAGAGCCATTAGCTCAAGCTCAAACAACGTGAAGGGATCCCAGGTGGGATCCATTGCGGTGTGAGGTAAGTAATACTCCGCAATGTGCTCATACTTTGGCTCGTAATCTCCCCACACGACTTTATAGGCAGCGTCGTCCAAAATCTTCTCTATGTGACTAGACTTCATAAGCTTTACTAAGTTTCTCTTTCAAAGTTTTAATAGCTTTAATGGTGTTATGAGTTGACAATCCAGTGGTCTCTCTGACTCCAGCATAACTGAATAAACCATCAACTTTAATATTTTTAGGATTCTTTATGATAGCGTCAATAACTTTTTTAACATCTTCGGATTGATCCTCAATGAACTCTTTAAGATGAGCAGACGGTTGAAGACTAGCACATCTGTTGTCTGGAATTAATTCACTAGCCTTTAAGCTGTCACCATACTGATAATCTATAGACTTATGTTTTTTTGTAAATTCCATTCTTTTAGACAAAGGAATACCCTTTTTGGCCTTCCTGTTCCAAAGCACAGCTTTTGTATACTGATCAAATAACTTATTGTTGATAGCTTCTTTAAACTTCTCACCAGTCTTCTTCTCAAAGCCATCAATAGATTCAAGTGCAGCAACGCAAAGATCCGCATAGTTATCCTCATGATTGGCGATGGCATCATCTCCAGAAATTTTCATAGAGATAGTATGCATCAGCTTGCCGTAACGCTCCTCATACAAGGCCCAGTCTTCATTAGTAATACTAACCATCCAATCTTTCCTTTGCCTCTCTAGCGTCCTCTCTGGAGTCCTTACCCATACTCAGTAGGCTATATCCACAGATATCCCGCCATGGTGATTCATCTCCATAGGTGGGATCAGTAGCCAGCCTAAACAGCTTATCCACGACCCTACAAATAGTGAGAACATCCAAATACTGATCTGGCTGAATCCCATTAGGAAATAAGACTTTTAAAATTTTGTGAGCCTTTCCAAAAGAATCACCGTAGGCTGCTTGCTTCTCTGCAACAAGCCTCCCGACGCTTTTACCTAAATCTTCGTAACTTGTCACTCTATCTCCCCCTTTAACCATTGAATAATTGGATCATACATTTGACTCTGAATAACGACAGAGAAGTCCCCATGACCTCCCGCTCGCACGTATTGATAAGTTGCGTTAGCTCGACCTCTAACAATGGTAATAATTGACGCTATTGCCTTAAACTTTTTAGTTCTATTACGCTTGGAGGTCGTTTTATCAAGAAGTTCTAACTCTTTAATTACGTTAGAAAGATACTTCGTAAGCTCCGTCTGTTGTGGTGTCATGTAACTATTATAGCGCAGAGCTACCGATAGTGTTCACGATTTCCAGTTTATTTTCTCTAACTTCTGCATCATACTTGCCCGTGCCATTGTCGGGATGCCTGTTAGATAGGATCTCATCCGCCAAGGGAAGACCCACTAGTCTCTTCAAAACTCTTTGAATATCTCTAGCGCCATACTCTTCGGAATACCCGTTCTTTATGACATAGTTTACAATCTCAGGAGTGGCCTTAATAGGATACTTGGATAGTTCCAATTTTGCAATTTGTTTAATGTCTTCTGAATTTAAATCGTTAAAGAAGACAAACTCATCAATGCGACCTCTAAACTCAGGTGAGAAAGTTGTTTCAATAGATTTCATGATAAATTCCCTATCACCATCGGAACTAACGTCACAATTGAAACCGACCGTAGTGGTTTTCAAATCTTTTAAACCACAGTTTGATGTCATAATAAATATTGAGTCCGTGAGATCAATTTCATTACCAGAATTATCAGTAAGGGTACCTGTATCCAAAAGACTAAGTAAAATGTTGTACAGCTTAGGGTGTGCTTTTTCAATTTCATCAAAAACTATGGTCCAACGATTAGATTTATCAGCTTTTTCCTTCACTAAAGAACTTTCTGAGTGCCCTATGTAGCCTGGAGGAGATCCTAGAAGACGACTAACCTCATGTCCATTTGTGAACTCAGCACAGTTAATTACCCAGAAGTTTTCGGAGTATTTATCACCCAGCTTTCTTGCCAACTGAGTCTTACCTCTACCTGTCTTCCCGATAAAGAATAGGTTCATATGTTTGTTAAAGTCGGCAGCTTTCAACTTTACAGCGTCCTTGACGGCTTTAATAGCTTGATCCTGTCCTATGATATTTTTCTTAAGATACTTTTCTAAGTCAAAAATGGCATCGAGAGTTGATAGCGGTGTCGAAGTTACAGTTTTCTTTTTTCTTTTGTTAGCCTTTTCAGCTACTTTCTTCTTGAACTCCTCGTCTTGCTTCGCATCGCTGATTAAGTTTTCAAGGATAAAAGACTCCGGCAATACTTCATTTATTTCGTAGCATACATACTCTATCCTAAAGTCGGGATAGTATTCTATGATTGCGCTATAGTAAGCACCTAGAAGCTTGTACTCCAACAAAGGATCTTTAATAGTGTCTTTGATGGTTTCTGCTTCCCTCATCCTACCGACAAAGGTTTTCTTCTCATCAGAAGTTACGGCCCCTTCAATCACTATCCTAACATACTTAACAAAATCAAACTCTCCCGAAGAAGAAGCTTTAATAAATCTGGTAAGCTTATTGAATATAATCTTACCTTGTCGCTCTGTAAGCCTTTTTAAATGAATAATAGAATTTAGTTCAGCGGAGAAAGATTTAATTGTGTTAGTTTTTTTAGGCATCCTTGTCCTTACTAACCATGGCGTTTAAGTTGCTAAAAAAAGATCCCTTAAGCTCTTGCTGGGCTGGTCCTGCCTTACCCTCTAAGTCCATCTCTTTGAGTTGATACTTCTGCATCGTTTGTGCTAATTTAAGCAGCTTCTCATTTGCAACGCCCATCTGCCCCAGAGCATTCGTGGAGGCAGCAATAAGTTTAGAAAAAGCATCAACACTTGGGTTGCCGTTATCGTCAAAAACAACTCGATTGCCAGCTAAATCTGTCATGGCTAGCTTACAATCCTCAAACAATTCTTGAGCGGCGTCTCGATCAGCCTTTGCGTTTTCCTTAATTTCTTTTACCAGTCGGTTCATCTTCTGATCCGACCACATCTTGTTCTTGAGAATGTAGTTTGCCATCAAATAATTCCTCTTCAAAATAATCTAGATCCTCTTCGTCTAGAAGATCGTTCTGATAGTCGGGTAAGTCCCTATGACTATTTAGTCTAGGACGCTTGGTTCCGTAAGTTTTCTCTCTCCTAAATGTCCTTCCCATGTTCGCTCCTGAGATTTGCGATGTAATTTCCTTTAAGGAATTTGTTGATATACCAGAAATAGAAAGGCATAGCCCAGTCCACAGGTTTGATAACAAAGTCCAAATGCGAGATGTATAGAAAAAAATTAGCAAACGCTTCCAAAACGGATATTCCACCATATATAAATAAACCTATTCTTTTTAAGATGTAGTTCATCCTCTTTCAACCATGTTTTCCATAAACTCTTGAAATGCCTGTTCTCGGGTGAGACCAGATTCCCTTTGAGCCTTTGTCATTCTAAACCTTTTACCGGTTTTCTTTTTGTAATCATCGATGTCAATAAATGGAGCGTTGACATCGTTTCTATTAGATAGCTGCTTTTTCAAAGCTTCGTCAATAACTATCTTCAGTCTGTCTTCAATACCCATATCTTATTATAGTATGTATTAGTCTTCTTGTAGAAGATTTGCAATAGGCCGAACACCCTCATCGCCTTCCTCAATCAACTTACGAAGATTTGGTGATTGAAATTTCTTGCCAGTCTCCTTGACGGTATACCAAGCACCACCCCTCTCAACGACTCCATCTCTCTCTAGGTGCGGCAAAAGGCCATAATAAGGGTTCAACCCCTCATTGAACAATAACTCATACTCACAAGCCTTGAAGGGCTCTATAAGCTTGTTCTTCTTGTTAACAACCCTGCCTCTAATCCCTATGGGATTGTCTTTCTCCCCAACCAAATCAGTCTTAGAGGTCTCCAGGTTTACTCCAAGATAGTATTCTAGAGCGTTACCCCCTGCGGCAGATGTTCTAGGATCTCCATACATAACTCCAACCTTTGTCCTAAGTTGATTTACAAGGACAAGTGCAACATTGTTTGGACGTAACGTAGGATTGAGCTTACGAAGAGCAGCCCCAATTTGTTTGGCTCGCGTAGCTCCTTGCATGTTATTACCTTCGTAACCCTCAGAGTCCACCTCAGCTTTAGACGGAGACACTGCCAAGCTGTCATAGAATACAACAATTGGGTGAGTGCCCATATCCTCACTGCGGATGGCCTTTACAACCTTCTCAATGGTGTCGAAACATTCCTCAACTGTAGGGGGCGCAGCGTAAATAAGCTTATCAGGGTCAATACCCAAAGTCTTCGCAAACTTGGGACTGTATGCATTTTCTGAATCAATGATGACAGAATGATAGCCTTTCTTTTGAGCTTCTCTAAGAATGTGCGTTCCAAATACGGTCTTAGCCGTAGATGCTTTGCCAATAAACTGAGTGATCATGCCGATAGGCACGCCACCGTTGTATCTACCCGATATAATCTTGTTAAGAGCGTATGAGCCGGTAGAGATTAAATCAGGGGTAAGCTCCTGCTCTGAGAGCATAGAGGCATTCTTAAGCTTTGCTAAAACGTCTTTGTTCATGCGGTATTATAGTTATGTAATTAACTGACAGGCCAGAAATATTCTAAATTATCAGGCTCAGTCCAGCCGTGATTAGCGTAATAATCAGGAGCCTTACGCAAAAGGTTAGAGCGATGGCTAGCATGCACTCGATCGTCTCCAAGCCAGGACGGCATAGTAATATCATCAGGAAGGTCATAGAACTTCATGGTGTTTTTATAGCCACGATCAATCCACTCTTGAATACAGACATTGTGATAGAGCTTGAGAGCGTCCATGTAGCCAATCCACATAAATCTAGCAGGGTGATTCATCCAACCAACCTTAGCATCAGGGTTAGCAGCTAGCTTATTGGTGCTGTTTACGAGTTGCATGGCCTCCAGACGCTGCTTACCAAGTCTGCGGTAATCAAGGGCTTTGACAGAAGATACGAAGTCGGGATAGGGTAGGAATGTTTGCATGGATTAAATTATACCAACCATTTCAAATTTTACCAGAACTAAATACTTGTATACCATGGCTATCGTAGACCCCAACCCGAACGACACAGTAACTAGAGCAGATCTCAACCAGCAATTGGAGATTCATGCTAAAACTATTGAGCTTCAGGTCTTACTCTCACAGCAGCAGGAGGACATCTTAGAGAAGCTATCTAACTGTGTGGATGATCACAGAAAAATGAATAAAGCCCTCGATACACTAGAAAGAAGATCTTGGAAGCAGGGTTGGTTGTTTTGGGGTATGATATTCTCTCTGATCACCACAGCAGCAACGTTATTGACAAAGGCGAGCTAATGACTGAAATCCACAAGGAACTTCTCGATAAGATTTACACCATTCAAAGTGATGAAAGACCCTGCGCCTCTTACGAGGACACAGAAACTTACGAGAGAACATTAGCGGATGCCTCAGTCATGTTAGAGGATGAGATTAGAAAGCTTAAAAGCAGAGTGGTATAGTGAAGACTCTAGTTGCCGTCGTCTTCGTGATCATTGTTTACGTGGCGGATGCCGCCTCCGCTCTTAAATCCCTCTGGGTATCTCGCCGTTAGCTTGTCTACGTTCGCTTGAGCAACCGAATCTAAGTCAATATTTAAATTAGTAGCTGCCATGGCAACGTAGTATAGGATATCCCCTAGCTCTTTCTTGGCGTGATCTTTATTAAGCATCTTACCGTGAAACTCACTCTTCTTGATGAGTTCACAATATTCTCCGGCCTCACCTGCAATACCTAAGGCCCAGTTCAGTGCAGCCTGTGAGTACGTAAGATCAGGGTTAGCTGTTCTCTTACACGCTTCTTGAAACTCGTTAAACTTTATTCTTTTTCTTGGGTCCATTATACAATATCCATCCAGTGGTTTACCATCTCCTCCACCATGCTATCAAAAGTGTATTCAGGTTTCCATCCTAAAACATTTCTAATTTCAGAGGAATCTCCTTTTAAGAAATTTAGTTCATGAGGTCTAAAGTATTTTGAATCTACTGTTACATAATCCTCATAGTTCATTCCAAGAAGTTCAAAAGTAATTTTGCACATGTCTCGAATTGTTCTACTTTCGCCGGTTGCCACTGTCCAGTCGCCAGCCTCTTTATGATTAATAATCATGTGCATAGCTCTGACGTAATCTTTTGAGTGCCCCCAATCTCTTGAAGCATCCAAATTGCCCAGGGCGAGCTTGTCACGTTTTCCTTTTTTAATCTCAACAGCACCCTTTACAATTTTGTTAGTTACAAAGTTAGACCCTCTTCTAGGCGATTCATGATTAAACAAAATACCATTACAGGTGTGCATGTCGTATGCTTGTCGATAATGCCTAATAAGATTATAACCCATAACTTTAGCGCAGCCGTAAGGGGACGTTGGATTCATTGGGGTTGTTTTACGTTGATATCCATCGTCGTCAATGCTATTACCGAACATTTCTGATGAACTAGCTTGATAGACCTTAACTTTCTTTTTTAGCGACCTGCACGCTTCGAGGACGTTCAAAACTCCTAAAGCATTTGTTTGTATGGTAAAGGAGGGCATGTCAAAACTAATCCTAACATGGCTCTGTGCCGCTAAGTTGTATACTTCATCGGGTTGAACATCATTTATGATTCTATTAACTGAAGCCGCATCAAGAAGGTCACCGTAGTGTGTAATAACTTCTAACCCCTTTATCCTGCTGTCTTGATTCTCAGGGACTGAGTTTCTACGAACAATGCCGTGAACTTCATAACCCTTAGATAACAACAACTCGGAAAGATAACTTCCGTCCTGACCTGCAACACCTGTAATTAACGCTACTTTACTCATTACTCCTCCAATAAATTAAGATACATAGGAATTATAGCTTTCAGTGCTTCAGGCATTCTAATACCTAAAACCTCTGGCTTTTTTACCTTTGCTAATTCAAAAACATTTTGATACTTGCTTATGATGTGCTTTACTCCAATGTCGCTAGAAATTGAAAAGTTAACGATCTGATCGGAAATCTCATCTACATAGCTCCTACAGGTGTACTGATCCAAGAACGCAGCATCATACGGAAATGTTGTGCTCCTTATAAAAGGTGCTCTCACTATTAGGTAGTCAGTCAATGTTTTTATTAAAAATTCAAAGCAACCTTTTGTTAAGCCGTATACATTTTTTGGATCTAAACCGCTATCAGGATAATATTTCTTGTCCTTACGTCCATAAAAAACATACTCACTTGAGATTCCAACTAATCTGATGTTGTATTTCCTGCAAAGCTTTACAACATTATAGGTACCAATGACATTAGTTTCAATACATTCATCAATATTAAATTCCGCAGCCTCCGTGTTCACATAACCAGCAGAATGTATGATGATACTTGGCTCCTCTAGTTTGATATGCTCCTCTAAAGCGTTAGAGTCTTTAATATCACATTGCTTGTGCGTAGGGCTGGTGAAGGGTATTCGTTTTGACCTTAAAGAGTCAACTAATTGCGATCCCAGACAACCAGTGCCTCCAAGTAACATTACACTAACCATATAAATTGTCCTTAAACTCAGGGTAGGCATAAGGGCTGTCTGAAATTAGTTTGTAACCACTTGGTTCATTTGGATCCTCTATCAATTTATCCATGAGAAGTTTATAATAATCTGAGTCCACACCATTAGTGTCTTTCTTACTTATACCTCCCCATTGAATTTTTAAAGCGGTTGAACAACCAATACCAAAATTATGTGGGCCAAGAGAATCGATAAAAACATTGTCTTCCCATTCCCTAAGATTCTGTTGAGGAATCCACTCATTATCTAGCCCAGCTTGTTTAGTATGAGATAACGTCAGAACATCGTGCCCTCCAGTATATTTGTTTTCATGGCTATTGAGCATGTCAAACGAGTGAGATAATATATTCTCAGCAGTATCATGGGGGGACCTGAAAGGTAACTGGTCAAGTTGACTCATCACAGAAACATTGCTACTGTTCTTTAAATAATTATAGTGCTCTAGTACATGATTCTCGTACAAAATATCATCATCTAACGCATAGCAGATATAATCAGATTTGGCCTCTTTAATCCCAATATTGAAGGAAACGGCACCTAAATTATAAATATAAGGTTCCGTAGCTTCAACAAATCTTATACGATGATCGTCCTTAAAGTCATCGCAAACAGCTTTCGTAAATGGAGCATGGTCCGAGACAACAATGTGTTCGTAATCCTCAAAGGATTGGCGTTGAACTGATTGTATACATCTTCTAAGAAAATCGGGCCTAAAGTAGGAACTCGTTACTATGGTTATTTTTGGTTTAAACATTTGAATACACTCATCTTGCTTAGATCGGGCCAATCTATAATAGTCCACTCCCTGGGGTTTGAGCTTTTAGATTTTTGAAATTTCTCTAAACCCATAGCGGCGGTCTCAGGTGTCATATAATAATGGTAACCTATTGACGATATGTCTTGATTTCTCCAAGGAATATTAGGAAGTCTACCGTCATAAGACATTTTCTTCAAAGCTAAAGCTGCTGAGGGATCGTCGGTAAGTATCATACCTCCCCTACCTAAGCTTAAATGCTTTTGATATTGAAAACTCAAGCACATAAAAGTGCCAGGAATATATCCACCCTCCCTCCAATACACTGCGGCATCTACAACATTTGTGTTGCCAATAGTGTAGTAGTCCGTCCATTCAAAGTCTTTAAACGACCATTCAAGCCCTAGCTTTTCAGCAGTAAAAGGGACTGAAATGTAAGTCCGGGTAGGAATAACGATGTTGTCTGCCTTAATATACCTCAAGCATAATTCAATAGCATGAGTGCAGCAGTCTGTCGCAATAGCGTAGGGTGCTCCATAGAACCCCGCTATCTTTTTCTCAAAAATATCAACTGTTTTTAAACTTAAGTTCATCCTTACTAATAACCTTCATTAATGGAGAGTAGTCGTGTATTACCTCACACCCCTCAGGGACCTCAGATATCCAATTACCATCCCATAAAAATAAATTTGCCTTTAGCGGCAATGTAAAAAGATCTACCGGACAACCAGAGGATAAGACAACATCATACTCTTTATCAATTATCTTATTTTTTACCTCAGGAATGGTTGTATTGAAGGTCTTATTTATATTTTTTATAAACTTGTTTGTAGATTCTTCAGAGCCTGTTTGAGAGTAATTATCATAGTTATCGCAAGATATGCCTATTTTGTTAAGTAACACCGAAAGCATACCAACACCGCAACCAAAGTCTAATATACTTTTTTTGGAAAACCAGTCCTTATGGGATACTATAAAATTTAAAGTTAACAGAGCGGGTGGGAAAAGGGTATTTTTAAAATAATCAATAGGAATATCAGCAAAACTAGTATGTCTTGATGCATAGGTACCGATATTTAGAAAGTAATCTTTGTTAGAAATACCGTCTAAAGATTCACTATAAATACTATGAATCTCGGAAAGCCATCCAGCGTGTTGATTAAATTCTTCCTTCAAAGTATCGAAGTTCATTTTATAGCCTCCACATTTAAACTAATCAGCACGCCATTCTCCTTATCCATGTGAGGTATGTATGCTTGAGAGTGATCATCATGATGGGAGTGTTCGGTTTCTCTCCAATCATAAGGGTTAACATCTTTAAACCCACTGCCCAAGAGAACATCCTTGAGCGAATCGTAGTCGTAAGTTGTCTTATGGTAAACAGGTGGAACATTCCATCTACCATACAGTGGGCCTATGACTTGATTTAAATTTATCTTTTGATGAGTGTACAGATAAGCTAGAACAGCAAAGTTAGGGACCGCTAACCTAAGTATGCCATCCTTTTTAAGGACCCTCTTCCACTCTTTGAGAACATCTAATACTTCATGCCTATCAAAGTATTCTAGCAAGTGAGATGCGTAAACAACATCACAGCTATCGTCATCGTAGGGTAAGTTAGTAACATCATTTGATACAACATGAGGATAACCCACGTAGTCTATGTGGTCCCAACCCTCACCAAAATTTCTCATACCGCAGCCTAAATGCAATTTCATTACAGGAACTCCTTATCACGCTCTTGACCCTCGTAAGGCCCAGTTTTGTACTCGTACACAAGGGTATCGTCCTCCAAAATATTATAAGTGTGACCTCCCTGTAGCGTGAATGAAGCATCCCCAGGTAAAAGTATGTGAGACTCTAGAAACACCCCGTCGATATCGTAGAACACGGCGCGGACACTGCCTCTTATGACTACCCAACTTTCCTGAGTTATAACTTCGGAGGCGGTCCTGCTTTTCCATATATGCTTGTGAGGTCTATACTTAGTTCCTCCCTTTACATTTAAAGCAGCGCATTGTATGAACTGGTCCTCGTCTAAAATATCTACGCGAGAATCATTAATTTCTTCTGATCGTATAACTTTATGGAGAAGAGTTCCTTTGTGGGAATCCATATTAGATTTAATTTCAATAGGCATTGACAATCTCCTGTATCTCTCTAACGGTATCTTCATCCATGGCATTTAAATTTAATTTATGAATGTTATTCTTTACCACCCCCTCGTTTCTAGTCATAGCTAACGAAGGGTCAACTCGCTGTACACTCTCAGGAAAATCAGAAGAGAAACTCCTCTGAGTCCCTAGAATGTGCCACCCATCCCCGATGGCAGGTTGTAGAGCGTTAAGCTCCACGTCCCAAGGACTTAGATTAGGCTTCAAATACTTCAACAGGTATTCTTTATTCCAAATGCTGGCCTGAGTTGCTACGCGATAATGCACATCCTGATCGTTAGCTAGTATATCAACACCGTCAACAGTCTTCCACAGGCTTGTGCGTCTATGAGACATACCCTCTGTTAAATCAATTCTACCTATCCTTCCTGTTGTGTCCGATTGACAGACTGAGTAAAAAGCATTTAAAATTTTGAAGTTAATGTTTCGGAGGAAGGTATCCTCCATCATCCAAATGAAATACTTGTCATCAAGAGAACTAAAGTGATCATACATGTGATTACTAAAGTGGTTTACAGTTTGCTGATCCCCACCATTCAATTGAACGAACTTAAAGTTATCAGGCAAATTAAAACTTTCGCTGAATGAGTTAGGGTGATTGTACCCTAATATTGTAACCTCCTGATTAGAACTCCAAAACTTATTAAATAAGTGACAAAAGATTGGAACCAAGTGAAGATGAGTATTGCACGTTGATATAAATATTTTCATAGCTTAGAGATCAGGCTCTTGATGGTAGGTATTAAATTATACTTGTTGAGTATTAAGTCTCTTGCTTCCGCTAATGCTTCCAGGTTATCTTCGTGAAAGCCACTGCTTATAATAGAGTTCACTTGGTCGCCTAAATCAGTATTTAAATTTTTTATTTCAATATATGACCCTTTTGGGAAATACTTACTAATCTCAGAGCATCCCCAGTATATTGGGGTAGTCCAACATAGCATTGGATCCACTATCTTTTCCGAAAAGTAATTCGGTGTTCTACCATTCTCCATAATGAAAGAATATTTGTAATCAACAAAAGCCTTCTCCTTAGCTCTAAAAGGCAAAGAGGTTTTAAATAGTCCAGTGTTCTCCCTACCTCTGGTTATGTTACCATACATATGAAGATCTGAGACTTTATTGATTACTTCAGAAATAGCCCTCAAGCGAACCGTATGACCCGGAAGGTCAGCCCTACCCGAGTCTACAATTGAAAGTTTATAATTCTTTTCAGGATAATCAAGCCTTGAAAGCTCATCGTAAGTTGAGGACAGCCACCATGTTTGGGGCATCCAACCATCTCCATCGGAATGACATTGCTTTGCAAATATATTAGGGTGTGAATAATGATGTCTACCAACGTGATCAGGCTCTCTTTGAAAAAATATGACTCTTTTGTTAGGATCAACAACTTCATCAGGAGAGTCTTGAACAACCACATAATCACAATCTTCAGAGTTAGATACGATAACAATATCATCATCAGCACTAATTAGCTTATCATAAGTTTCCTTAAGCTTGCTGGAAGATAAGCCCCAAGAAGATGGGAAATAAAGTTTACACGTCATAACTAAAGTTCTTGAAGTCCTCTGAGTAAAAACTCTTAGCGAGATTCAGAGTGGCATCATTAGTATAGTAGTCCTCCAGGTTCTTCCTACTTGAAGAATTCAAGGACTTCAAATTAACTCCTCTAAATGAGTTTCCTAACTCCTCACACTTAATAAACTCATCTAATTCAAACTGACCGTCTTTCATAACCCAATCACTTTGAGGTGACCATCCTTGATGTCTGAGCACCCCACTACCTAATAACTCAACACACTCATCAAAAGATTTTTCTTTTAATAAATCATAATCTAAATGTTTTCCGTGTCTGGATTCGCCAGAAACAGAGTGGTGATAGCTAGTTTCCATTTTAGCATATTCATAACAAGAAACTAACCTGTCCAGTGGATTTCTTACAATACAAAACTTGTGAAAAGTTTTCCATACTTCAGGTAGATTATTCTTATAAAACTCCATAGGGTGGTGACCTTCGTGAACCATACCTAAAGAACTAGTAATAGAAGTTCCCGCATTTTTAGGAATATGTATAAACAGCAATTTGTGGTCGTAAGATATTGGCAATTTACAAACTATACCTGTAATGAAAAGTTGGTTAACTCTGGCTGCCCTTTTTGATAGAACCAAGGATTATTTGGAGTTATTACATTAAAGTGCCTATGAATGGATGCCAGTCCCAAATCAAAAGGTGCTCCTACTTTCAAACAATGTTCTATGATTTGCTTAGACGATTCAATATATCTCTCACTCAGATATATTATGGCATGCGTTGAGCACATGTTATAAATTCTTTTATAATCCTTAGAAACTTGTGAGGCTAGAACCGAACCCTCTACACCATGAGGAACTCGACGAACGTAACCGTAATTAGAAACTCCTAGATAAAGTGCATCTGCGTGTGCAGGAATTGGCGATAAAACTTTCTCATGATCAGTCAGGGCGATGTCGTCCTCTAAAATGAGAGTGTTTGGTTTTATCTTGCCCAACAAATCTAAATGAGACATCCCACAACCCACAAGGCCAACGTTATGCTTTATACCCGCATACCTTTCAAAGGGTTGCTTTATAGACTCTAAGAGTTTGGTGGAAGTCCCTAGCCGCTCTTTCTGCTCGTCTAAATTTATGAGGTAGGTGGTGAATCGTTCAAGCATTTAGAAATCATCTCCAGATTGTTTGAGGACTGCTCTCTCAAAAAGTTCACAAGCTCTCCCCCAGACAGTTTATACCAGTTTGACCTAAACGCTCCCGAGTTGTCGCTGGTGATCGTGTTCAGGCCTAACGCTCTAGCCTCTACAAGCAACCTACAGCACGTTTCGCGAGCCATGGGTAGGAACACCAAAGTTGAGTAATCCGAAAGTCTATAAAGGAAATCATGATGACTCATTTTGGGAATTAAATCATAATCCCACTTATTAGCCTTACATAATTTTTCAGCCAAGGTTGTGTTCTTGATTGGATTATCCGATTGCATGACAGCATATTGTTTTTTAGCCTTGGATCTACGATGCTTATTTATCAGTTTTAATTCGTCCTCAGACCAAATGCTGCATCCTAAGCTAATGAAGTTTCCCTCAACCTCATTCAGCTTGAATATTTCTAAATGATCATCGGTTTGAGTAAACACCGCCTTAGCGTTTTTGTAGAGATCGTAGTTTATTCTTTGATCTTTTGGAATAAAATTACCCTCAAATCTCCAAGGATGTCGTGTGGTATGAATCTTGTAATCATGTTCAAGGATCACATAATCACAGTTGTCCTTGATAAAATCAATTGTATCCTGCTGCATTGTGGATATGTTGGATAGTAGCAACTTTTGACCTCTTTCGGGTTTAAAGTCTCTACTACGCACAATTTTTAAGCCAAGTGCTTTTGCAACAGTGTCATCTACAAACTCTGACCCTCCCGCGATTTCATCCTCTAAAGTAAAATCCGATACTAGAACTGTTTTCATATTACTTGATAATTCTCCTTAAGCATACTGTTCATATAATCAAATGGAACATTTAAATAGTGTTCTCCAAACTTGTTGGCTTTATTGAAATCAGATAATCTTTCTGCTCGGGCCTCGTAAAGACTTTCAACATAATCAAATCCTAAAAACTTGTAATGTAGAAGTTTCAACTCTCTGTCTTCGGAAGTAACCATCCCTGGGGCAGTAAATGAGTGACCCCCTATACCATAACCGACATTTAGCTTAGGATCAAATATGATACTTTTACACATAACATCATACATTTGAGATCCAGTTTTTACAATGTCAGTGAGTTTGTCACCTGAGTAATCTGGGAAGGACTCCCTCACCATGTCATGCCCTGATATTTTAGGGACAGTTACGCCTTGTTCTTTATATTCTTTTAACTTACTTATAAGATCTGGGTGGTATAGAAACTCATCGCAATCACATACGATAACCCAATCGCAGTCGGAGGACTTGTCTCTGTATCCCAAGGACTTGATGTTCACATAGTTAATTTCGTTTATTTCGTTACCACTCTCCCATTTGGTAACCTTTACTTTATCATACTTTTTATAGATCTCATCCGATCCATCTGTGGACATGTTGTCGTAGATGTAGATGTTGCGACAAAAGGAGGAGTAGTGATCCAAAGTGTAAGGTAAGATCTTTTCCTCGTTCCAAGCTATGATGTGAGCATCTATTAGCATTCTAGCTCTCGCATCCAAAGATTAATAACGTCATCGTTACTTAGATCACTTACCTCGTTATCGGTTGTCTCATTCCCAAAAAACTCTGTGCCAGTGGTATAGCATTCATCTTTAACCAAAGAAGCTACTTCTCCGTTGGAGGAATGATATACCCTACCAACGTTTGAGTAAATATCAGACTTATCAGCATAGCCCTTGTAAACCACTCCCTTGCCTAGAAAACTAAGAACCTGCTCCGTGAAGTATTGATCATCCATAACAGGGCCATAAAGGTGAATCTGCTCGTAACCGTCATTTAAGGCTCTTTGAATAGACTGCACCGTGTCCTTTCGTTTCTCTATGGACCCGATAATTGCAGCTACCTTTTCATGACCATCAACCTTCGATACTTTAATCTCCTCTTTTACGTTGGGTATTAGAACATGAGAGCTAACACTAGAATGATACTCTGCTTGCTTAGGAGTTAAGAATTGAACTTTCTTGTAGAAGTCATCAGTCTTCTCAAAGTCGAACCACCACATTTCATGGCAAGAGAAAATTGTTTGGTCTTTAACTCTTACAGGCAAATTGACGAAGTGAGCGATAACCTTATCCTGGTCTGTTATCGCTATCTCACTCATTTGTTTATAGTTATCACCAAACTTTGTGTGCCACTCATGAGGGCCATACATTTCACATTCAATGTCTCTCTTGCTAAACTCTTCACATAAATTCTTGAGAGCTATTGTGGAACCACCAGGGTTAGAATATCCAGTTACAATTTTAATCATCTAAGTTATATCCAGTGTCTTTTATAGCTTGAAGGTAAAGATCATACCTTAGCTTAGATTGTTTACGTCCGTCGAACATATCTTTCGTTCGATCATTTAAATTCTTACCAAGTTCTATGCGATGCTTTTTATCCTTGCAAAGCTTAGTGAGGATCTTAACCCACTCGGATCTTGGAGCATCTGGGTCAATCAAGTAACCCGTTTCACCGTTCACAATAGTGTCCTCATAGCAGCCAACATTGCTGGCGACCAGGGGAATTTTATACCTAGAACATTCAGCAACTTTAATATCAGATTTAGAGTCGTTAAAGTTATTCATCTGGAGTGGAGCTATCGCAACGTCCATATCGGCGTAGTAGCGTCCATAAGCATCCGGCGGTAGGGCATAGTGTATGTTGTAGTTTTTCTGCCCCTTGAAGCCTCTCAGAAGCTGTGACATGTATTCAGGCCAGACCTTCGACTCCCAGGAGTCTTTAGGTTTGTTTTGATCTGGGGGAGGATGACCATAAAAATTCCACTGAACGTTTTCCCTACCAACTTTCTGATTAACCAAGTGAGGAATTGCATTAAACACCTTAACGTCACCTCTGTGATGAATGCCCGCAGCATATCCAATCCGAGTGAACTTAGTTTTTGTTTTGGGGTGGTTCCAAGCTGGGAGCTTGTAATCGATGACATTCTTAACCACAGCTAAACACTTTCCTATCAGAGGTCTAATCCTTTGTGCAAACTTTATTGAAGTAACGGTCACTAAGTCGGCATGGTAATAGCAGAATTTAGTTACATCACCCAGCTTGTTGTCTTGATATGTTTTATATAAGTGATGCTCCTCATAAAGATCAGTTAGCAAATCATCTGTGTCAAAGTGTACAAACTTGTTAAGCTGCTTTGCGAGACCAACTACTCTTGCAGTATATGGACCGCCGTACTTTAGAATATTAGCAACAAAAACAATATCAGCCCAATTCATGTCATTGAGCTTTTCAGGGGGAGGTTGATAGTTTTTCTCTGCGTCTATCTCTAAAGGATTATCATTGAATCTTATCTCTACTTTGTCACCTAACTCCTCTTGCATCATACCCATGGGAGATAATTGACGATAATAACTACAACCTCCATGGTTTGCGAATACAACTAGTATCTTTAACTTTCGCATGAGGTCATTATAGTCTTCTGTATGTGTGTGTATACAAAAACTAACCCGATTTCAAATAATTTTGAAATCGGGTTAGAAACATGTTTAGTATAGTCAGTTTTTTATGGCTTACGATTATTAGATATAATCAGGGTCGCCAAACCAGAACCAACGATGACTGTCACGCACAGTCCAAAGATGAAGATAACGTAATCAACCATCGCGGCACAATACCAAGTTTCCAAGTCCCAAGATAGAGGGAACCCACAAACCAACGAACA